GACGCGGATAAGGCGGCTATTACTGCCCAGATACAAGACCTTCAGGGGCAAAGAAGATACGGAGATCAAAAGGCGGTTCTTTTGCCGCCCGAAATGATAGACCTGTCTTATCAGGGCGGTATGCCTGATTATTTGAAGGGCGTTAACATGCCTGACGCTGGCACGACCGTTGATGATCTGCCATTTTTTCATTTTTCCAAGCAAGGTGGTTTGTTGGAATTAGACCCATCTTTTGTCGGCACTAGAATGGGTCGCGGTGGTGATAGGTACGCTCCAGATGAGGCGGTTTCAATTAGTCAGTATAACCGCCCTGACAGAACTTATGCGTTTGCTGATACTATGCCCACATCAAGAATTGATCCAGTTATGGATGACGCGCCGTTTGTTTATCAGGGGCAGGCGTCTGGCCTTTATGACACGGCGGATGACCCAGCCGGTCTTTTAGCTTTGTCGAGTGAAAGAAATCGGGGAGTTATCGACAGAAACCTTTTCAAAAAAGACTTGGAATCGTCTATAAAGGATTACGGCTATGGGGGCTATGTAGCTCCTTTTATGGGTCAGAGAGCAGCATTGCTTTTCGACCCAGCGCCAGTAACACCATATAGAGGGATTTTGTTTAATGAGTAAGCCGCATTTATGTTATTTGCCGACGAGAGGCCTTTGTTCTTTAAATGATAAGTTGGGTGATAATTATCTCCCAAAGAACAAAGAAAATGTTTTCCGTCAGGAGATAACCACTTATGAGTATGTTGAAAACGGAATGAAGAAAACCACAACTGTCAGAGAGTTTACAAACAACGACCATTATGACAGCACGGTGGCTCATGTGTTTGTCAACGAAGACAAGTGGAGAGGTTTTTAGTGGAACAGTATCGCGGCGCATACAACCAAGGTCTTTTGACCGCCCCTATGGATATGGCGTCGTTCAACCCATATGCGCCGTTAGCCACTGGCCTGATGTTTACCCCCGGTTCTGGCGTTGCCGACGTTGTTGGACTTGCGCCAAGCATGACAACCCCCGGTGAATACGAGCCGAGCATGATGGCTAACATTGGCAGCGGTCAGTATATGGACGCTGGCTTGCAGGGTCTGGGTTTACTCGGTGACGCCTTTATGGCCGCTGGCACGGTTGTGCCGCCGCTTATTCCGGTTGGCGCTGCTATGAAAGCGCCTAGAGCCGCAAGGCTTGCGGGGCGTATGGGTGAGGACGTTAGCGGCACATTTTTAGCGAAACAGCCCCCAAAGCGCCCGAAAATACGTCAAATGCCAAAAGCTGAACAAGACTTGTATGAGGCCGCCGCCGCGTTTCAGTTGCCGCGTGATGTTGGCGAGAGCGTCTTGTTGCCACAACGTGCCTATGAGTATGGGGCGAGAACAGCCGAGGTTGGAAACCAAGGTCTGCTTGTAGATCCCGGCTTTCAGAACCTGAGCCGCGACACCCCAGATATTAGCGGTAGCATTGTGCGTGATCTTGGCACTTTAGCAGAAAGTCCTGTTGTTGATTTTCAGAAGTTAATTGGTCGCACAGCTCTATTGGTGCCGGGTGATATGACGATGGCTGGCAGAGAGATAACGCACGTCAAAGGCATAAAGTTAAAAAATCCTGTGCGTATGCAGGGGGGCAAGGACTTCCCCGCTGAGGAGTTGTCACGCGAGCTTGGGCTTGTATGGGCATCCGATATACCAATTATCTCAAGATACGTTAATGCGGCTAAAAGAAACCCCGGGCTTGTTGGAGTTTATAGCGCAATGGGTGGCAGAGGCGGGGACTTTTCTCATCATGTGGCTGACGTTCTTGTAGATATGACTAAGCAGGCTGAATGGTTGTCCAAGGATCAAATAGAAAGTTTCAACAAAGCAGTTAGGGAAACAAGGGCTGAAGGAAAAAAAGACGGCAAAAAAATTGCCACATACCCGCTAAAAGATTTTCCCGGCATAACCAGTCCTGACGTTGAAGAATATATGTATTCATCCGGCAAGGGTGCGTCTCGGAAAGCTGTTGCTGATGTAATGGAGAAGGGTTCGTTTAGAGACGCTGGGTTCCCTGATGTTAGTGCTGTTCGTATGGTTGTTTCTGACCCAGTAATGTCAAACCGCGTAAATGACCCATCTGATTTGGTTGCCCCCACAGGAGCCAGAGTTTTTGAGTTTGACCCAAATTTGAGGATCACAGGCGGGAAGGGTAACGCCCCCCAATTTCACAAAACATACAGACAAGGTATCGGCGGCTTTGATCTTGGAGGTTTGTTAACTCCGGTGCCGCGTAACCTTATGTTCCCAACAAGATTTGACCCCAAAAGGATTGAAGGGGCTGGGGCAAACCAGATACGTCGGGCGGGAGAAGTTGGTGTCGTGTTAGAAAACATAGTTCCAGAAATCGCAGACGACGTTGACGTGTTCCAAGATTATTTTAATCGCGGCTTATTAGGGAGAGGCTTCTAATGCCCCCAGCCAAAAAGAAAAGCGTCAACCTATCCGTCGGACGCGGTGAAAAGCAGTCGGTTAAGGCTGGTGGTGGACTTACTGCGAAGGGTCGTGCAAAATACAACCGAGCCACAGGCTCAAAACTAAAGGCACCTGTGACCGGCAAAGTCAAAGCCGGTAGCGCAGACGCAAAGCGGCGCAAGAGTTTTTGCGCCAGATCAAAGAGCTGGACTGGCCCACGCGGCAAGGCAGCTAGGGCAAGATGGAAATGTTAGGAGTTAGCTATGGGATACGGTAAGAAAAACGGCGGAAAGAAGTCAGGCGGCGCAAAGCAGGTTCTCGGTAAATACTGCTGATGTCGCTCTACCGCAATATCGCTAAGAAACGCGCCCGCATTAAGGCGGGCAGCGGTGAGAAAATGAGAAAGGTCGGAGCCAAGGGTGCGCCCACGGCTGCGGCTTTCAAGGCGGCTGCAAAGACCGCGAAAAAGAGAAAGAAGGCCAAAGCATGATCGTTTGTGATAACTGCCCATATCGTGGCCGCTGCGAAATAAAGCAGCGCTGTATTCAGGGCAAAAACCCTGCGCCGGAGATGACGCCTGAGCCAGCTCCGTCGAAGTTTGTGCAGACCAGCAAAGGCACAGTCGAGACTGCTGGCAAGCGCGGCGCACCAATTAAGACTGCGGTCAAGAAGGTCATCAAAAAGGCGAAGATGCATTGAACATCAGACGCCCGATTGTTGGCCGGATAAGACGCCCGCAGCCCCCGCTAGAACCAAAGGCGGAAGTGTGCAATAATGTGGACACGCCAGAACCGGCGGCCAAGGTTAAACGTGCGCCAAAACGCGCGGCAAAAGGTGCAAGGAAAAATGGCTAAAAAGATGGACGACGACCAATTGGGCAGCATCGTGTCGGGTGAGATCACCGACGCGCTCAATCACTTCGACAACGAGTACACGACCGACCGGCTCCGCGCCTTGGATATGTACTTGGGTGAGCCACTCGGAAACGAGGTAGACGGTCGCTCGACAGTGATTGCGACTGAGGTTGCTGATACGGTCGAGGCCATCATGCCTAACTTGATGCGGGTGTTTACGACTAACGACAAGTATGTTCGCTTTAGCCCGCGCACTGCCGAGGATATGGAATCCGCCGAGCAGGCGTCTGATTACGTTAATTATGTGCTTAACACCCAGAACCCCGGCTACCAAATCCTGCACACGTTTTTTAAGGATGCGCTGCTGTTCCGTTTGGGTGTCGTGAAGTTCTTTTATGAGACACGCGAGGAAGTCGATGAGGAAGAATATAGCGGCCTGTCAGAGGAAGAACTGACAATGCTGCTGGCCGACCCGACTGTCGAACTTGTGTCTCAGACAGAGACCGTCGTTGACAGCATGTATAACGACGAGACCGGCGAGACCGAAGACCTGCGCTCAGAGTACGATTTGACTGTACGCATCAAGCGCGAAGAAGGTGACATTAAAATCATCAACATTCCGCCTGAGGAGTTTTTGGTATCGCGTCACGCCAGTTCGCTTGAGGACGCTGACTTTATCGCGCACCGCACAAACATGACCGTCTCAGACCTTGTGGCTATGGGATACGACCGCGAGGAAGTTGAGCAGTACGC